CACAGCAGAAGGTGCTAGTAGGTCACCGCATCACTAGCCCTATGCTCTTCGGTGTGAAGGACCAAACAGGACTAGGTAACAACGCAGACGAGATCAAGACAGCATTCCAGCTATTCGATAACACGGTTATCAAGCCAAAGCAGGAGCAAGTCATCGCAGCACTTGACGAGATACTATCCTACAACAACATCTCTCTAGACTTGTACTTTAAGACCCTTACTCCTATCGAGTTCACGGACTTAGAGAACGCTCAGAACACGAAAGTAATAGAAGAAGAGACAGGTATCAAGTTGAGCAAGATGGAGATGCCAGAGGAGTACGATAGTGCTGTAGACGAGCTGATCGCTATGGGTGAGGATGTAGACACGGAGGTCTGGAATCTGGTAGACGAGCGAGATGTGGACTACGAGCAAGAGGAAGCATTAGATGCTACGCTGAAGTTTGCCTCTACAGGTACAGCAAGACCCAACGCTAACAGCTCACAAGATGGAGAGAACGCAGAAGGCACACTCTTCCTAGTGCGTTATAAGTATCAAGGTAGTACCTCACCACAGCGAGAGTTCTGCCGTAAGATGATGAGTGCTAACAAGGTGTACCGCAAGGAGGACATTATCGCTATGGACAATAAGGCGGTTAATGCAGGATTCGGTGTAAACGGATCAGACACCTACTCTATATGGCTATATAAAGGAGGCGCAAGATGTAAGCACAAGTGGATACGCCAAACCTATATGAGTAGAGACGGCATCCGTCCAGATGTAGGTAGCCCGAATGCTCAAACCATCAGCACAACGAAGGCTAGGAGCAAAGGCTTCCGTCCACAAGCTAATAATGACAAGGTAGCTGTTGCACCTAGCGATATGAAGAATAGAGGGTATGTAAACCCTCCAAGTAAGAAAGACATACAAGGAGGTATATAATGGCGCAGATACTATTTGTCAGCCCAGCTGATGTTATAAAAAGAACGGGAATCAACGGGAATGTGGACAGAGACCAGATGATTCAATTCATCAAGATCGCTCAGGACATCCACATCCAGAACATACTAGGCACTAAGCTCTTCAAGAAGATAGCAAGTGATATCGAGGCAGACAGCCTATCAGGTAACTACCTTACGCTCTTCACCGACTATATACAGGATATGGTCATCCACTGGGCGGCTATTGAAATACTACCCTATATTCACTACAAGGTGGCTAATGGAGGTATCTATACTAAGAGTGCAGAGAATGGTACTACGATCAGTAAGCAGGATCTGGACTACCTAGTACAAAAGGAGCGAGACATCGCAGAGCATTACTCTCGTAGATTCGTAGACCATATGGCGTTCTACAGCAGCCGCTATCCAGAGTACAACACATCCAGTAACGATGATATGTACCCTAGTAAGAATCAAAACTTCAACGGATGGGTTTTGTAGTGAAGAAGGTGTACAAGCCAAAGGCAGAGAATATCAAGAAGTTAAAGGTGTATCTAAAGAAGAATAAGAAATGAGTTGGGGAAGTATATACGGGGAGACTTGGTGGGGTTCGCAGAACACCATCGACTTTAACGACATAAGCTACTACATCTATGCGGTAGACCAACTCAAGACGAGAGCCTTGACGGATGGGGCTATTATGGAGGGCTTCGGTTGTGCGAGTGAGGCTATCCGTACAATGGGTGAGAAGGATTCAGCAGAGGCGTTGTTTAATGCTTATAATGTTAGGGTAGTTGCCGATAGCGGAGCTACGGAGGCAAGAATCTGTACTATTAAAGAAATAAGTTTACTACGATGAGTTTATATAAAGATTCAACTTTAGCAATGATACCTACCGCCTATAAGGATGGTAAGCTGTATAGTGTACGCCCTACGGATGGTAGTGGGGATTTTACCTTTAGTAGGGGTACGACTGCTACTAGGGTAGCCTCATCGGGCTATATTGAGAAGGGCAGAGAGAATCTATCTCTATATTCTAACACTTTCTCAAGTTGGACGGCTCAAAGTGGAGGTAGTGTTACAAGCGGTCAAGCAGGATACGATGGCACATCGGATGCTTGGTTACTTACAAGTGGAGCAGCAACATACTCAAGAATAGAAAGAGCTATAAGCCATACGGGATTATACACTATTAGCGTTTACGCTAAAGCAGGGACGCTTGGTTGGTTATCTTTTGAAAATTCGGGAATCACTAGTGACGAGTCATATTTTGATTTAACAACAGGAACACTCGGTTCATTAGGTGCGAATGTAGTTACTGCTAACATTGAGAGTATAGGTAGCGGTTGGTATCGTTGTAGTGCCACTTTGAACGGCACAAGTGCAACTCAAAGAATATATCCTGCGGTAGGTGATGGCGATTTAAATAGCGCACAAGGAAATATCTACATTCAAGATTTTCAGTTTGAGCAAGGCTTGGTAGCAACTGACTACATTGAAACAGGAGCATCTACTGCACAAGCAGGTATCTTGGAGGATATGCCTCGCCTTGACTATTCGGGTGGTGCTTCGTGTCCTTCTCTTTTACTTGAACCGAGTAGGACGAATTATTTCCCACATTCGGAATACCTTGCATCTTATGCGGTGAACAGAGGTTCAATTACATCTAATGCAACTACATCACCCGAAGGAGTAGTAAACGCATCGGAACTTGTACCAACAACAGACAACGGAGACCATACACTTAATGCATTGATTGACTTTGGTAATGTAACAAACACATTCTCAATCTTTGCAAAAAACAATGGTAATGATATTACTATAACATTTGCGGGTAGTTCTACCAACTGGACTGGTTGTATCTTTGACCTTACAAATGGTGTTGCAAAAACACCTCAACAAAGAGGCTCACAATCAGTATGTACGGCAACTATTGAGCCATACGGAGATGATTGGTATAAATGTAGTATTACGGCAACGCCTTATGCTGGTGGTAATTTTTATGTATTCGTGTCTTTAGTTAATGATGTGGATGGTTCGTTAAACTCATCTTGGGGTAGACAATCTTTTGTAGGCGTTCCATCGGAAACTGCATATTTATACGGAGGCGATTTACAAAGAGCCTCTTACCCTACCTCATATATACCAACATATGGTTCAAGTGTAACGAGGTCTGCTGATTCGTGTCTTGCTACTTCGGTAAGTGATTTGATAGGGCAAACGGAGGGGACTTTGTTTTTTGAATGTACAAACAAAGCATTGGTTAATCAAGCAAGGTATTTCTTATTAAGCGATGGAGGTTTTAACAACCGAATAGACATCTATCAATTTAGCGAAGACAATTTAGGTCTTTATGTCGCAACAAGCGGAGTGGCTCAAGTATCTGTAACAAATATAGCGTTACCATCAAGCGGTTCTTTTAAGTTTGCCGTAGCATATGCTAATAATGATTATGTATGGTATTTAAACGGGACACAAATAGGAACGGATACAAGTGCAAGTGTACCAACATTAACTAATGCTCTTTTCGCATTAAATGCGGCAGGAGGTACTTTGGGAGGCTCGGGTAATTCACCATTCAAACAAGCCGTGCTATTCCCTACACGATTAACGAATACTGAATTAGCAGCCTTAACAACTTTATAAGATGAGTATATACGACAAATCAAGTTTGGTACTTATACCAAGCGGAACTAAAACAGGAAAGGTCTACTCGCAGAAGCCTGTTAGTGGTGATGGTGATTTTACTTTCACGAGATCGTCTGCTGCTACGAGAGTTAATGCAGATGGGTTTATAGAGAAGGAGACAAGTAACCTCTTGTTGCAGAGCAATACTTTTGATACTACTTGGGGTAATGCAAGTAGCACCGAAACAAGTGGACAAGCAGGATATGATGGAACAAATAATGCGTGGCTTTTAAATAAAACTGCGACTGGTGGAAGGATTCAACAATCTATTGTAGTAAGCGGAGTGCATACGGCAAGTGTCTATGCTAAGTCTGGAACATTAAATTGGTTTCTATTTCTCATTACATCTACTGGAGGCGATGAAGGAGGATATTTTGACTTGTCTACTGGAAACACTGGCACACAATTCGGTAGTCAAATTGATATAAAAACAGAAGATGTCGGTGGTGGTTGGTATAGATGTTCATTTACTGCTAATATAAACACAAGCAGTACAATACGAATTTATCCAGCCAATGGTGATAACGATGTAAGTGGCAGCGGTTCTATCTACATCCAAGATGCCCAACTTGAGCAGGGACTTGTAGCAAGAGACTACATAGAAACGACTACTACTGCCGTAGAGGGAGGTATTACTGATAATGTACCAAGATTGGACTATACGGATAGTTCGTGTCCTGCACTCTTGTTAGAGCCACAACGGACTAACTTGATAGTAAATAGTGAGTATTTTGCAAGTTGGAATTTAAGTGGTGGTAGTTTAACAGCAAACGCTACAACATCACCAGAGGGAGTTCAAAATGCTTATTTGTACACCGAAGATACAAGCACAAACTATCATAGATTAAATATCGGAGCATCGGCTACCAATTCCAATAAAGTGTATAGCGTTTACGCTAAATTAGCAGATGGAGCAGTAAACAAATGGCTTACAATAGACAACGGCCCAACGGCTTGGTTTGACCTTGAAAATGGAGTTGTTGGCTCAGCCGCAGGTTCAGTAGTAATATCTATTGAAGATGCAGGAAGCGGATGGTATAGATGTATATACCACAATCCAGCATCCACAACTGGAGCTATTTACATCGGAATAGCGGCGTCAAATGGCGGTGCTGGTAATCATACGGGTAGTGGACTACCTGCTTTTTATGCTTACGGAGCGCAATGCGAGGACAATGTAACCTACCCAACATCCTACATCCCTACCTATGGGAGTAGTGTGACTCGTGTGGTTGATTCTTGTTTAGATGGAGGCGATTCAAATGTATTTGATAATGATACCGCTGTTTGGTTTATAGATATAGAAAGAATTGGCACAGATTCAGCAGTTATTGGCGATTCTTTGTCTTTACGAGATAGTTCAAATGTTAGGCAAATAACATTATGGTTTGACGCACCAACTAAACAAATAAGG